CAGCCAAAGAAGCCCCTGAAGCTGGGACAATTCCAAGAATTGATTCCCATCGAGAAACACCATTTTCGGTTGCGGTCTTAATAAATAGATCAGAAATAAAATTGCTGAATGCCGTCCACAGTAAATCAAACTCGGCATTTTCGGTGTCCGCAATTTGGCCCATCTCTCGCATTCTTGCGACCACTTTGGGCCAATAGCCTTCAATTTTAACGTCTCTTGATATTTCCATTAGTGCCTCACAAATGTGCCACGAGCAACAATGCTACTTTGTTCAATGGATAAATTAGCAGGAATACCATTGATATAAATTGAGAACACATCGTCAATGCCTACAACTGCAAGGATTCTAGCTGAAAGTTCGGACACTTTCACGATAGTTTGTGTGTTATTTTCCCAAGACTTATTCAGTTCGTAATAGTAGGAATCTAGAACCGCAAAAACTAAAGGTTCAGCGGTCTCCCAGGTAGTTCCATTCGCAAGAGTTACTCCTACAGATAAATTAATGTCAACCACCGAAGCACTACCAACTGTTACGATGTGGCCGATAGGCGCCTCGCCATAACCTAATCCCATTGTGTCCATTTCGTCGATCAATTGCGGATCAATCGTTTCCTGTACGCTTGTAATAAGTTCTTCCGAGGCTTCGCCGTATGCGCTGCTTGTGATAGCCGCGCGGACCGTGCCGCCTCCGTTCCATGCCGGAAATATTTTTACCCCGCCAACGCCTTGAATGGCCTTTAATTTTGCTTTGTAGTCTGCAATATTTCCACCAAATGATTCCGATGTTAAAGAATCTTTACAACGTTGTCTAAACGTTTCGGTATCCTCTTCATCATTTCCGAGGATCACAACCTCATCAAGCGTTGCGCTGGTGAGGCCGTTAACGCCGTCCACAGGGATAAGCCTTCCAGTTTGACTGTTAGGGGCCACCCCCGCCGTTTCGCACTGCAAGAGATACATGCCAGCACTTTCTTTTTCAGTGATGGCATAAATGTAAGTGCCGCACGAAAAACGCTCTCCTATCGCTATCTCTAGCGTAGATGGCATGAAAATACCGCGAACGATCGCGTAAGTTGCAGCCACCGGATAGATATTGTGATCGGATCCCCAAAGAATCAAATAATCTCGGTCGGCAGTATCGACAAAAGCTTGATTTATTCCGTTGTCGATAGCAGTGTACAAATTTTCAAACTCAATCGAGGCCGGAGCCGTTGAGTCATAGATAATCGCCCCCACGCGCTTATCATATTTGGCCAGAACGCGGGCAAGAATGCGGCTTAAAATAACATCGGCGGTTTGGTCTGCATACAACATAATTACTCCTTAAATAACGGTGGACTCTTGCGATTCACCATAAATAGACGTGACGATAAAAGATACTGCAAGTTTATTGTTTGCCAATTGCTCAAATTCAAAATCGCTAACCGAAACGGTTCTTTCATCTCTCATGAGGGCTTCGGAATATCTGCGGTCAATTTCTGAAATCGCATAAATTAAGCTCTCTCCAAAAAGGTCGTCTAACTCAACTCCAAAAGCAGATCCATATATTTCGTGAACCTCAAATTCAGTGTTCAAAACTTTGTACACAAATTGCTCGTATGCGTCTCGGCCATCGACAAATCCAGAGATTGATCCGTCAATGCCATCGTCATTATCGACGTTAATTTTGTACGTTAAATTCGGCTGAGTGGATTCGGTAGCCTCGACAACGCTTTCGGATAGTGTATTTCCAGGTAATAAACTCATTCTGGGGCCTCTCCTGATGGGTTGAAGGCGGCTGGTTTAGATGCTCTTGGCCAGTTGCTCGGATCTGTTATGTTCTCTTTCCAGCCAGCCAAAACAGAAGCGTCTGAGACTTCAAACGGGGCTTGCGTCTGATCTGCAATTCCGGCGGTCGCCGAAACTTCCCACTCGCCACCCGTCAAATGCTCGCTCATTCTATCCAAAACGATAAATGAATTTCCACCCTGCGCCCGAAGCAAAAGAACGCTCTCGCCTTTGTGGAGCCCGTTATAAATGCGAATGCGCTTGCGACCTGCAATGTTATGCAGGTGGCTTGATTTAATTGTCTTTGTATTTGGGGTTAATGTTGATGCTGTCGCCCCAATGCCTACACCAACAGGTACGCCGTTTAAAGTCACAGGCAAGGATGTAATTGGATGGATGTGAGAATTAAAAATATCTACGTTAGCATCTCTTTCTGCTTGGAACTCGCTTAAATCGTTATCGTCGATTGTTTTTGAGTAGACCTCGATGTCTACAAAATGATCTTGAACAGCGTTAGTCAAGACTAAAAAAGCCTCAGTCAAAATTACTTTGTCTGAAATTTTGATCTGTAGTTTTTCGTATTCCTCCGAAACGACTTCTCCAAATACAAAATCGCAAGGCTTCGAGTTAAGCCTTTCATTTTTTGCAATTCGTTGTATTGTTCTCAAAAGCTCTTCAGAGTTCATTTCTTGATTCCTTTTACTATCAAATCTACATCCATATTATGATCGTCGTTGAGAAAATAATGCGTGCAGGAGTTCACAAAGAACCTTTTAGCCACCTTCATGTCATCGTCGATGTCAATGTCTACAATGATTGATTTACCACCCCTGAGCGACGGATCACCAAAACAACGGCTGATAGAGAGACTTCTTTTCTTATCGGAGTTCACCTCTAAAATGAGTTGTGCAATATTTTCGATGTTGTCTACTTCGGAAAATTCATCACTGAAAAATTGCAGGGTCCCAAATTTAGCCATGCTTGCAGCATCTTTTGCATAAATTGGCTCTCCGGCAACTTCTATTTTTTTCTTTTTTCCAGAAGCACTTTGTATGCTTGCGTCGTTTTTCTTTATGAGCTTTACTCTATTGTAAGTGTCTTCAATGCTGCTGGAATACTTAAAATTAGAAGCCGTTTCATTTGTAATTAAATATTCTGCCGAGTTTTTTTCAATGTCTTTAAGGTCTATTCGACCGTCATTATCGTAGTAACAATATTTCCTACCAGTGTTCATCAAGGTAGCTTCTAGGGCTTGATTTACCATGTCGATTAGCGTCATATTATCGAGTGCCATCTTTTCGATAACATAACCAGTATCTTCAATGTCGCCGGGGATCAAGTCAAATTCTGCACACAAACGAATCAAGAAATCACTTGCCTTTTCATTCTCGATAAGAAACGAATCCTTATTTTTCATGTATCGTAATTGATCGTATGCAGTAATTTGAATAAACTTTTTTTTGTCAAAGTCTTTAGAAAACACAAATCCATTAAATCTTTTTTTCCCGTCAACCGAAAAAATTACCTGTGCCCCTTCCTCAAAACTCAAATATTTGTCTTTTATGACTGTAAATTCTAGCGATTCAGGAGAGCCGTAAGCGTCGCTCTTTAACGTGATCCCGTCTTGAATTGCCGGGATAAACTGTTGTGTCTTTGTGAGTATTGATAGCTCATAGCTCATCTCAAGCCTTGCTTTGGAAGGTTGGAAAACTAACGCCTATTTTTGCAGTGATTGAGCTTGCAAGTTTCTTTATTTCAGAAGCGTAACTCACTCCATTCACAGGATCTAAAGTGTAGGTAATTGTGTCGCCTGACTCTGAAATCTTTTTTATTTTTCGTGTTGAGTATTGCTTGTACTGCTTCAATTCGAGTCTTACTTTTACGTCGGTTCCATCGCTTGCGTCCTCAATGATCCTCATGTTTTCAATGGAAGAGACCATATAGGAGTAGCCAACTGGGAGTATTGTACCTTGTTTCATTTTTGCAACGACAAAAGGAAATGGAATCTTTTTTGTTCGCAACAAATTAAAGTATTCAGTGAATGCCAGAGCATCAAGACCAGCCATTGAGTAGAGCGCAAAAGGATATGAGTTCCCCTGCGGAAACAAAGCGTCAAAAGAAATAGTGTCTAGCCCTGGTTCTTTCAGAATGTTTATTTCGCTTTCATTAATGAGATTCACGGTCTCATTATTTCCGTTTTTAGAGGTCTCCATAGACCCGGGAGTAACGGGTAATAGGACTGGCCCAATGAAGAAATAATACATTACGCAGTCACTCCTTCAGCACTTGAGGACATGGCTTTTTTGAGCCCGCTGGTCATGCGAGAGACCACATTGTCAATATCCATATTGGAGCTAATCGAATTTCTGTTATTCGAAATCAGCTTGATGTTCTGCGATGAAATTCTATTTAAGACACGGTTTTCCATAGCATCGCGCAAATATTGGTAGGACTTCTCATTTGTATTTTTTGCAGTCTCCGCCGTGTTGTCTGCAATGTCTTTTAACAAATCGTCATAAGGTGCATTTTTACTAAAATCAAACATCCCTGGGGCTTCAAAACCACCAAGCAAAGACTTTAATTTGTCCTTAATCCGTTCTCCGATTGTGTCACCCCAATTATATCCAGCCTCGAAAGCTTCGCCGGGGTCTAATAGATCAAACTTTTTCTTACCATAGGTTCCACGAGATTCGTTAAAATTGAAAGTCTCAGGGGCCACGAACTTAGGCCCAATCATAAAGTCTCTTGCTTTCTGAGTAAATCCAAGAAATTTAGAAGCGTAATTAGTTTTCATTATTGTATCATAAAGCCTGAGTAACGGCTGCAAAAGTAGCATCATTCCGCTAATTAAATTTCCAAACATAAAACGAACGGCGGGGATGAAACCAGTAAAAGCGTAATTTAAGGCATTGAAAACATCGGCGGCTAAATCGCCAACCCCATCTCCGATAAAGTCTAGAAAATCAAATACATAATTTGCGGCTTGTGCAAAAGTGTTATAAAACATTGCTAAAAATTCAGCAGTCAGCCCGGCTAAAATTCCAAAGAAACTAAACGAAGCTCCCGCGAGATTGTTAAATAAAATTGTCAGTGAAGCTGCGAGGGCTACAACCGCAACGATTGCCAGCGTGACGGCACTCCAAGCAATCATATTCACAAATGCCAATTGTAATGTAGCAGCAATTGCTTTCGCTACTGTTGGAATGTAAGCCACCATAATAGCCGTTTTAACCGCTAGGATCCCAAATCCAACGGCACCTAAAATAGGCAGTATTTTTTTCATGTTATTTTGTGCGAAATTTACAGCTATGGCAATTTTATCAAATCCCCATGAAACAAAACCAATAAAATATTGGGCGGCCACGACAGCCGAATTTAAAAACGATTGAAATTTTTTAGAATTGAAAATATCACTTATTTTTTTCTGCAATGGCCAAGCTGCTCTCTGTATAGCATTTAAGGCCATCGTAGAAATTCTAGACCACGTCAATGGAATCTTTTTGAATTGTGCATCGGTTTCCGCAGACGCTTCAAGCATCGCTTTTTTAACAACTTTAGCAGAAATTTTACCTTGCGTTGCGAGAGTTCTAAGTTTTTCAACAGGCATCCCCATTGACTTTGCGACTGCTTGCATGATGTTCGGAGCTGCTTCAAAGACTGCGTTAAATTCTTCGCCTCGCAACACGCCAGAGCCTAAAGCCTGCACTAATTGAAGAGATGCCGAATGCTGTTCTTGTTCAGATGCTCCCGCGATTCCAAACATTTTGCTAAGTGTTTCGGCGAACCGAATTGTTTCTCTATTGTTTGTAAATATTTTTCCGGCGCGGAGTCCGATCTTTGCAACGATATCGGCCTGATCTCCATAAGCTGATCCAGACCGTTGGGCACTATCGTAAATCATCTTTTGCAATTCGGACGATTTTTGAAGCCCGTCATTAATCATGTTTATGCGAGCGTTTGTGTTGGTCATTTCGTCAGACCAACCAATTACCCCGCCAATCGTTCTGAAACTCAGATACGTTGCTGCCGCATATTTTAATTGAGTCACAAGCCCGCTAGTCGATCGAGTTGCTTTTTCAATCGCGTTAGTACTTGGAGACGTTTGGCTAACTTTTTTTACAATTGAGAACCCAGTTTCGCAAGACACCAAAGCCGCAGCAATCGCCTTTAGTTTAGGCGACATTTGGTCATTTATTCCGAGTGTGGTTTTAACGCCAGCCATCGCTACGATCCTTTATTTTTTGTCTTGTCAGCCCGTTCTTTTTCATCTTCAATCGAAACCTGAACGCTTGCCCAAATAAAAGCTTGTTCGGACTCTTCTAGGTCTGGAAATATTTTTACCTGGTCCCAAGACCAATGTAATTCGTGCAAAAGATAATGCATGAGGGAGGGTTCGCCTCCCCCGCGAATTAGTTTTTTGCGGTGATCACAGCCTCATCGGTTTCTTCTGAGTCCGTTAAATGATTCAATGCCGTCACAGCGACCGCCAAAGTTTCAAAGTCGTCTTTGTCGCTTAGCATGAGCATTACCAAGTTCTCAGGAGTGCGCTCATCCATTGGATAATCACTCATATACGAGTCTGCAAGCGTTTTGTCTGTAAGATCTGGATAAACTACAGCCTTTGATGTAAGCACCCGCAAAAGGCGTTCAGAATCCAAAACAAATTCGTTTTGCATTTTTCCTTTTGTCTTCACATTTT